CAGCAGGTGTTGTGGCTGACATGCCAGCATACGGTAACACACTTACGATGTCTGGTGGTGTCGCTGGAAACTTAGCTGGAACCATTACCAGTGCAGGAGTTACCACACTAACAGCAGGTGGAGCAGGTACTACGGCTACGGGCCAATTCGTTACTGAAATAGTAATAGACTAGTCATGAAACGGATACTAACAGTATTACTACTGATTAGTGGTGCAGGTGCTGCAAGAGCAGTGCCTGTGGTGCCAAATTTTACTCAAGGCTCGATGACGAGCCACACGGAAACGACTTCCACAGTGACCGAGACCATAAATTCGATGGACTATAATACAGGCTATCAATACGTGGTAACAGGGACAAACGTAGAGGCTAATGGAAACTTAACACCAACAGGTGCAAATTCTATTAACAGCACAAATGTAACATTAGACGGAGTGACTTCGACATGGAACGGATTGAATCTAACAGACAGACCCGCATACTCAATAGTAACACCAGGAGCAGCCTTTCAATTCACAGAAAGTTATCAAGGGCCTGGCCTTTCAAATCACACAATAATACAGAGAACCACCACTATACAAAGTGTCACAGACACAACAAGTACCTTTACGCAGTAGCCAGTACTTGTTTAAGTGCTATAACATGCTCTCCAGTTATGGCAGCAGATGTAGGTGGTGTAAGTGCGACTGCCAATCCAATAGCAAATAGTTCTGGCTCAGTTACGAACCAAGCTATACAAGTTTTACAAGGCCCATATATAACGAACACTTATGGTGGTGGTATCCAGTGCCAAGGTGCTACCATGAACATTACACCATATGTGACAGGAGGAGTTACATTCAAAAAACCATTTGAATCATACTATGACGATCCTGTATATGATGTACATGATGCCGATGACGATGGCCAGATAGACAATCCAGGTAATATCCTATACTACATGCCTACTCGTACCAATCAAACAGATAATTATAATTTATCAGCAGGTATCTCTGCTACATGGTCACGTCCATTAGATAAAGAATTACAAGCACAATGTAAAGAAGCAGCTGCAGTTCAAATTAATATGCAAAGACAATTAACTGCGAATAAAAGATTAGACTTTGAACTGGCCCGTTTAAAAAATTGTGGTGAACTTATGAAAGCTGGTATCATGTTCCATCCAAAGTCACCATACTATAGTGTATGTGCTGATGTTGTATTAGCAACTCCTGTAGGACAAGTAACACCACATCCACATGCTCATAGTCTTACTCCTAATAAAGTAAATGTTCAAGCAAATGGAAGTGCTAGTGATCTAAAAACTATATCTATAGGTAATAACCCATGAAAATAGAATTTGAAAAACAATTTGGTAAGGGTACAGATCCTTGGTATGCAAAAGCAGAAAGATGGGCAAAGAAAAAAAAGTTCCCTATATCTTTTCTTGCGTTAGGACTTATTGCATATCTCAAAAAAGTATGGGTCAATGTTAAAGTTGAGAACACTATGAGAAGTGTTGATGCTGATGTAGAAAAAATCCATGAACTTTGGGATGATGAAGAGAAAAAACAATTTGCTCCTGAAATTATAGAAACTCCTTCTGAAGTTGAAGGATTGAATGATCTGATGATAGGCCCAAGAGATGACATAGATTTTTATGGTTATTAAAAATAATGAGCATACCATCCCTACAAGATATAATAAGGAAATACTTTCGTCTTCCCCGTAAGAAATTATGGATTGCTGCTTTGAAACTTCAGAGGTGGCCAGTAACTTGGTGGGATGAAAAATTAGAAGAGAAAAGAAATAAAGAAAAACTTCGTAAGGAAAAAATAGCAAGACTATATCCTAAAAAGAAATGAGTATACCAAAAATCCAAGTTAACCAAGTACAAACTTATCAGATTCCTAATGTACAAAATGTGTATATCCCAAGTTGGATGACTACACAACCTAATGTTGATTACTTAATTCCACCAGTAATACTTAACATTGGTAATCCTATTGTGAATATACCTGGTTGTGTAAAGATGCACAAGGATGATAAGAGACATAAAAATAATATTCCAATTGATAAAAATATGGTTGAGAATGATCCTAAACAAGCAATGACACTTTGCCCTGATGGATCATACCCTTCTTATGATGCAATGAATTATGAACCAGAGCAATTGCAGATGACTTATTCAACTGAAGCACCTCCTGTTGCTCCACCACCTGAACCAGAAGTTAATACACCAGAGACCCCAAGTATTCCCAAGACAGATGGAGAAGAAGTTCCTTGCCCTGGCCCTAATGCTCCAAGAATAGGAGATGTAGCACAGAACCAAAAGGAAAAAGTATCTGGATATGAATTACAAAAAGATCCTGCGAATCCTAAAAAAGAAATATGTGTAATATTATATGAGGATATTGGTGTGGTAGAAGCCTATCTACCAAGTGCTAATGTTGCAACAACCACGGCTGCTATTGCTACTGTTGCTGGTGCGTCTGCTCTATTAGCAAAACCCCTAGCAGATTTACTACTAAGGGTTTTTCGTCCTGCAATTAAACAAGCATTAGGTAAAGTCAATAAGTTACTTGGTAAGACTCCTTATAAACCATCTCAAGCTGAATTAAGAACAAATGAATACCGTGTGAAGAAAGGTTTAGTTGGAATCAACTTTGCAAAAAGAAATAAGAAATCATAATATTGCTTTCATTATATACTCTGTACTTAAAATTGGATCATTTCCTAGAAGATCTAATTGTAATTCATCTGCATCCACATATACATCGTCTTTATCTTTACGACAATGATGCCAATAGTATGTACCATCCTCTCTTTTATAGAAGTAACTGGTGTTGTGTGAGTCAAGAGTAAACAGAGCAATGACTTGAGGATAAGTTATCTTACGATTTGGATCTGGTTTACATGACTTACCCATGTCAGCATACATAGGTCTCGCACCACTACCATGAGGAGTAGGTAAGTTTCTCCCGTGGTCTCCAAATAAATCGTATCCTTTAGTCATCTAAATGTTCTAGTATTGTTATATTACCTGCGATTACAAGTCGATCTTCATTTGTTTCATTTGGAATTACTTCATGCCATAACCATGAGGGAAAGCAAATTATGTCTCCATTTAATTGTTCCTCTGGAATTAAAAAATTATTTTTTGTGTCTGTAAATCTAAAACATTTTTGATCTGGTACATCTATAAAATGAACCCATGAAATATCAGCACCCTCTTCTGGAATAGTGCTTGCATGATGATGTGATCTGTGAGTCATTCCTTTACGGTAAAATTGTGACCAGTAATCTACTCCATATATTGTGTTATTAAATAATCCTATACTTTTCATTATTTCAACTGATAATTTATCATAAAAATTATCAAAGAATGTGTCTATCTTTTCTAGATAGAAATATGTAGTTAAATATTTTTTATCTGGGTCGAGTAGTTCTTCTATTGGTGCATTATTAATAATAGATTTTATTTTATTAACTTCATGATTTGGTATTTGAATATTATCATGATACCAATATGGTGGTTTAAATTTACTTTTTATCATCAGACCTTTCTTTTGCAGTTTTCCAAAAATAGTTTTCCTCTGACCCTAACCCATCACGGTCATGGCCATTCTCTACTTGATAGTAGACAGTAGACACCTTGAAGTCAGGGTCTTTTGGTTTCTCTGGTGTCAAACTATTATCAAAAATTCTTATCCTATTGTTAGGATACAAAGCGAATTGTCCACTATCAAGTTCTATTAGGTTATGACTTTTATGTTCTGATGGTTGTTCACTTGTAGAGTAATCTATTGCGTCTACGTCCTGATGATAGTTATCTAACGTACAAATATATGTCCCTGTCTGATTTCCATAGTCTCTTGTCACAATCTCATAGTGCATAGAACCAATGAATTGTTTCTGAACTGCAACCACACCATAGTCCATACAGTTCCAGAACTGTAAGTTATGTAATTCCATATCTGGTTCTGGTTTCTCTGGTGATGATACGAAAGCACTGATAGGTAACTTATCGTACATCGCTGCATAGTCTGGTAGATATGTCTCAAAGTAAAAGGCACGTCCTGGAATAGACTTTACTGACACCCAGTAACCTTCTACAAATTCACCATGTCCACTCTTATGATCTGTTAAATATTCCTTTCGCACCCACACATGATAGGAGGGTAAATTACAAATTAAGGCTGGCATAATATAATTTTTTTAGTTATTTAGGAACCTCTTCACGATAATCTCCTGGTTTTGTTTGTCTTAATACATCTCCTGTTGATGTAGGTAACATCTCTTCTAAAGCACTACGAACTTCTTGTCTTATTATGAGTTGAAGTTCTGATTGTTTTGCTTTGATTCTTTTTTCAGGGCCACCTGTTGCCTGATCAACAACATAGTTACCACCAAATATAGAACCACCACCTATAACAGCAACAGCAGTTCCTGTACTAGCAACCTTTTGTAAATCCATTAACCCTCTGATAATGTACCAAATGATCTACGTATCTCACGTAAGTCTTCAAAGTTCTTTTGTTTTGTACCTCCATCATATGCCCATGCATACCCCTCATCAATCATTTTTTCGTTGAGTGATAAAGCATCATCGCCAATGTATAACCAACCAAGCAACCTACCATACTTACCCACGCCACCTTTGAGTTCAGTTCTAATAGTGAGTTCATCATCTCCATCAATTGCTCCTTCTAATTTCTCTTTCAACCAGTTAGTGGCATCTATTCCCAGTGCCTTCTCTTCCAAGTCTCTTGTTCTCTTCTCTGGTGTATCAACTCCTGCAATTCTAACTCTTTCTTTCTTGTATAAGTCAAACCCAAGATCAATGGTGACATCAATAGTATCGCCGTCAAGAACACGATTAATCTCCGTTACTCGGAAGTTGTAGCAGCTCTTCCTGCTTGGTGGGGTCATCGCTCCCATAATCAAACTCCATATCTTCTAATGCTTTATTTATAGAATCCTCTGGTTCAGTTCTTGTCTTTCTTGATTCATGATCTCTCATCTTTTGTATCCACTCGTTTGTAGGAAAGTCATGTCCCATATGTGCTACATCATATCTTGAATCATACAAAGTAAGTCTATAACTCTGATCATAAGGGAAGTCTCCTTCAATTTGTATTGAATCTTCAACAGGTTTCTTTAGCACATCAAAGTCATCGTCAAACGGAGGACAAAAAGTAGGTTTACCATCCAAACGAGGACTACATGCATGTGCAGGTGGGTCAGTAACTGGTGCAGTACCACACGCTGTTATTATTATTGGTAATATAAACCATTTAATCTTTGGAATACCAAGTATCATACATAAAGATCCAATAAATTACTATGCCTACACATATTAATAGTATAGCACACATTATATTTATTGACCAAACTACATCAATCATATATTCCGTATGGTGTTAAATCATATTTTACTTTAGATATACCTTCTCGTTTTTCTATTTTAGGTTGTCCTATTTTCTCCAAAATTTCAGCAGGAATTTTTTTCTTCGTAATATCATAGGGTATAGGTGCATTTGCTACACATACCCTTATACATTCCCATTGCTCATCAGTAAAAAAGTTATTGTGATACATTACTCAACGTGTATTAAATTTTTTTTATACTAATATTGGGTGTGCCCATGCCATTGGTATAAGAAACGTTCCTGTTCCAACAATCATACCAAATATAATACATGTTGATTTAATAGGTAAGTCTTTCATTTTTAAAATTAAAACTATACATATTATATAGGTAAAAATACTTATTGCCAGTACTCGTCTAGGATATCAAGACTTTTGTTGAGATAATTGTTGGCACCCTGACATTCCCACTCACCCATCTCTCCAATCTCACACTTGTAGTGTAATTCTCTTTTAAGTTGCATGAGTTTATTGGTCATTGCAACCTTATCTAATCTTCCGTTCATATTAATCTTCTTTGATACAATACTCTGCAGCATGTGGGTGACCAGTTAATTCTGGTAAGTCTTCCCTTGCTTGCCTTATGGCGGTGTATGCATCGTCTGCATACTCACAGATTTCATGATGTTCATTTTGTAGGTCATGATAGCCTACGGTATAGTGGGACATGATCTTTCAACTCCACAGTACAATTGTATTTATTGTAACATGTGAATATTTTCACGCAATTGTGTGTGGACTTACAAACACTGTTAGAGTATCAAAGCACCAATTATAAATCCTTTAGCAAATGTTACACATAACATCTGATAATCAGTTAAATTAAATTTATCTTGAAACCGTCTTGCTAATTTACGATCCCATTCAACTACTTTATCAAACCATTTTTGTGTAATATCTGGTAGTTTCATTAGACAATTTCCTCTTCTTGTTCCGTTAATAATATCATATCAGTTTCGGGATATGCAACACAGGTAAGAACAAACCCTGATTCTAATTGATCATCATCCAAAAAAGATTGTTCTTCTTGATTTGCTTCTCCCTCGACTATCTTCATAGCACAAGATGAACATGCACCTGCTCTACAAGATGATGGGTGATCAACACCTGCTTCCTCTGCTGCATCCAAAATATATTGGTCAGCATCGCAATCAAATATTTCTTCCGAACCATCTTCAGAGCGAAGTGTAATAGTATATGACATATTAGAAAATTTATAACCGTAGTATATATTATACTATGCAGTTGGTGGTTTCTTTTTGTCAGGAACTACTGGTGTAATTGCGATTGGTGCTTGCTCGATTCTAATTGTCTGTGCAGGTGCTGCTTGAGTTGCTTTCTCAATCAACTTCTCCATATCTGCTTTTGATATAGAACCATTAGGGCCACTACCACCACCCTTATCCATCTTCATAGTTCCATCATTCTTTTTGGATGCTGTTTGAATCCCAAAGCTAGCCAAAACCCCAGTGAAAACTGAGGCTATAAATGTCGGATCTATTTTCTGTTGTGGTATACCAGGTATAGCTACGTAGTTTAAAGTTAAGATAGCTCCCGACCAACCAAGAACAGTAATTCTGACCATTGTGGAGATGATTGCTGCTTGTTCATCGGCATCAGGAACAATGGCAGACTTTACTCTACCAAAAAAACCTTTCTTTTCTTCTACGTGCTCTTCCTTTTCTGTAACATCGCTGCGAACTTCAGCCATAAAATTAAAAGGTAACTACCCTATATAGTTACCTTTATTTTTTTATTAAAATCCAATTGGAGCATCAGCAGGTAGAGAAGGTAGAGAAGATTTTTCTGATGGTGCTGCTGGTGGATTTGCCAAGTCACCTAGAGGTAAGTCAACTGCACCATCTAGAGCACCGCCACCAAGTCCACCCATGACTGAACCAAGTGCTTTCTCTTTAATAGATTCTATGATTGCATCCTTGCGTACATAAACGTAACCAGCACTGCCAACAACGGCAAGAGATACAACAGCAGACGCAACAGCAAGTACATTGATAAGTTTTTGCATTGTCTTTAAATAAGTATTTTATTTATATTACTTACCAGTATAGTATGCCTTAAAATAATTTGCAAGTCCGCTAGTAGTATATTGTTTCTCGCACCACTCATTAGCACATTCATAGATTGCTGTTGCAGGAGATGTATTACCAAAATTTGCCATCAATAATCTTAAAGAATCCTGCCTTAATTTATATTTTTCTTCCGTTAAATCTTTTCCTATCTCATCAAACTCTTTTTCAGTAGTACCATTAACTCTGGTATTGGTCTGATCGTAAGAGACGTTGTTTGGCATAGTTTTTAAGAGTGTCTTCTTATTATATTATACTATTATGAATTGTCAAACGTTAAAGTAGTAACCAGTATTGTTAGTGTACCACCCGCAACAACAGTTACAAATAGTTCTGCAGTGAAATGATGTAAGAAATTCATATTATACCTAATGATCCTGCTGTGATACCTACAGATAAAAAGAATCCAAATTCTAATAGATCTCTGGAACCTGGTGGTATATTATTTAATAATGTTTGAAGTATTATCATGAAAATACAAATGGTAATCCGTTAAGTGCTGTATATCCTAATACACATGCGAATGCTATCTGATAGATCATAGTTATACTCCTTGATATACTGGTGACATTACACCGCCACCTTCATCGTCATCATCATCGTCTCTATCCATCGATCTTAAAAATAGTTCCATTCCAACTACGAATGCTACTGGATAGAAACACCAAAGTATTGCCATGAACGGTGAGATTGAGTTTTCTGCGACGAGTTCGCCCATATTGATTAAGATTTGTTACGTTTAAGTATTTAGTTATGTAAAGTTTCCACTAGGTAATTATACCATTACACCTGTAGGGATAGCAGATAAAACTGCCACCATAAAGATGTAAGGTACGAACTTAAAGGGAACTGGGTTTCTCTTTAATGAGTTCATTATACGAAACCTGGAATGAGTTGACCTGTTGTTAGGTAAGCACCAATTGCTGCTACCAAACCTAACATTGCGAATCTACCATTGATAGTTTCTGCAACTTGCTTTTCCTTTTCGATTGTTTTGTTTTTGTTAGGTGTCATTAGAAAATACCTGGAATTACTTGACCTGTTGTTGCGTATGCACCGACTGCTGCTACGAAACCAAGCATTGCTGCCCAACCGTTAAATCTTTCTGCTTCTGGAGTCATGAGTTTGTACCTCTTGTTGATTGTGAATTGTGATTGAAATTTCATCTCTTAAAAGAGACCTGGTGCTATCCATCCGAATAGACCGTAATTGATTGTGCCGATCACTAGACCTAGCATTGCGAGACGACCATTGATCTTCTCTGCATATCTCCAGTAGTTTTCGTTTTTCATTAGAAAATACCTGGTATGATCTGTCCTGTAGTTGCATATGCACCAACAAGAGCAACGAAACCTATCATAGCCCAACGACCATTAACTTTCTCAGCGTTCTGAGGGTATCCCTCATAGGAAGCACTTTCATCAATGTATGGACGGGTTTCGTTTGGGAAAGCGTTTTGTCTTCCACCTGATTCTGTTGTAACAGTCATTGAATTTGCTTTATTAAGTTATGTAACATTATTATATAGCAAATATTAAATTTTGTAAAGTTTAGTGGGTGCTGATAACCGAACACAATAAAGGGGGACTTATATCCCCCATAAAATTTACTTATTTTCAAAACCTGGTGGCAATCGGCCAAAGTAAGGATCATAATCAAATACTTGTGGCCAGTTGTCTATACTACTTGCATCCTTTCTCCAGAAATCCCACATACCTGTATGACTAGATCTATGAAACACATCTAAATGTTCTGCATGAATAGTAGATCCTAATTCAATCTTATACAAGAATAAAGGAATAGCAAATGTATTACCAGAGTTATAAATCAAATCATCTGCAACTGCTCTTGGTTTAACACCCTGATCAAGTTTATACTTATCTCCTCTACAATGTAACCTTACAAGTTTCTCTGCATGATGTCTGGTAATAATATAACATGCTGTAGAAAAATCATTAACAAATCTTCTATGTAATTGTAGAGTAATCTGTGCAGGATTAATAATTGCTAACTGAACAACATCAAAATCATATGGTAGTTTTGCTTGAAAGTCTTTCCATTCAAATGGCCAATACTGAACAGTTGAAATATCACAATCATCTTCCATCATAACTGCATATGGATCATCTGTTTCTAAGAACATCTTCATTGCATTGAGATGTGAAGTAACACATCCTATCTCACCACCAGACATTTGATCAGGATACCTACCTTTTAAGATACTACTTAAATCGTCTTCTCTTCCATCATATGCAGACACACGAGTGTAGTTTTCTACCTCCCAGTAACTCAACATACTTTCTGCAGCAGCCCACCTACTTACCTGATCATCAAGATTGATCACATATAGATGTGGTATACCTTTTAGTTTAAATGCTGCTTTATTTTTGTCCATTAGGTCTTTTGATTTTGTTT